CTTTCGCCTCTTTCAAGGCGGCTTTATCGTCGGGAAAAGACATGACGTTTTCGTACAGTTTATAGCCATCGCGGTAGATAAAACGATAGTCGTTCATGATCACTCATCCTGAGCAAAAGCATGCGCCATTTCGACCATGACACCGTACCAATTGTTTGTGCGGACCAATGTGGAAAAAAGCACGGTATCCGATGTGAAGTTGTATGTCAACATCGAATCAAAAGGGCCGCGAACAATGACGCACAAATCGCCCGTGCTGTCTTTCATTTTTTCGCAGATAAAGTTTTTAGGGCATTCGATCATGATGTTCTCCAAGTGAAAATCGCGGTTGCGATCCAGTAACTAGACTATAGCAAAATAAATTGATGTTTCCCAATGAAAAATTCCTATCGGCACAATAGTGAACGATAGGAATTTTGTGTCAGCAAATGAAAGGGTTATTATTTAGCCTGCAATTCCACTAGCACGGGCAGCAAGGCAGTCAATGCGGCCAAAGCAGCGCTTTGATTTGTCGTAATGGTAGCCGAGCAGAATGTGTTGACTGTAGCAGCAGCAGTGTTAATTGCCGCTTGCTTGGTCGGTGTAAATGACGATTCGAGTGCCATAAGCGAAGAAAGCGTCGGTTGCGCGATGGTGCATGCATTTTTAATCTCTCCCGAAATATCTTGAGTTCCGGTAGTAGCGCAACCTGCCAGGGCCATCACGATCAAAGCTAAAAATAGTTTCTTCATTTCATGCTCCATTATTTAGGGACATCGGTTCCGGCGTTAGCCTTTGCGATGGAGTTTGCGGTTGTGGCGGCTCCAATGGAGTTGACGCCTGTGACACCGATGGCGTAGAGACCGCCGCCGAGGATTGCGAGATTAGAACTTGCATCACCAATTTTAAAATATGAGGCAACAAGATAGGCCAAGAGGCTAGCAATATAGATGATAACATGGTTGGCGTCTTTCATTTTAATTTGCTCCCAATACGTGGCGTTTTGAATGAACCTGTCTGCTTCAATTTCTTTTTCTTCGCCACTTTTAATTTTGGAAATTTGGGCGCTTTAAATTCTTTAATAGTTCCTATCGCCGCTTTTCTTAGGTAATTAAACATTATATTTTTGAACCTTTAAAATTAGCAAGCTGTGAATTCATTTGTGTCCATTTGGAAAAATCTTCTTTAGTGAGGAATTTTTCATACATGGTAGCTTTCATATCTGCCAATTTGGCATTGATGGAAAGGTTGACGAAAATGACGCCAACATTACATGCCGCCAAAAACAATTCCAAATAATGATTGTCTAACATGATGTTACCCCTTGTACGTATAGATCGCTCCTGCCAGGATAATGAGAGCCAGTAAAGCGATTGCTCCCCGCGTGAACCATGAATCTATCGTACTACCGCCGAATGACGACGATGCGCCGCCTGTGGATGTCGGCGAACCTGTTACGCCAGAGCCGCCCAGGACGCTATTGAATGCATCCTTCACTGATTGCGGCACGCCTGCAAGTGTCCCATAACTTGTCAGCGCTTTGGTATAGTCGCCGCCATTTTGCGCTAACAAAACCGAATCATATTTTGCAGCCCCTGCAATTGAGCTATACGGATCGTTTGGATTGACGCCATATTGTTTTGCCGTAGCGGGCATAAATTGCGCTATGCCGGTTGCATTACCATTTTGAGCATTCGGATTCCATCCGCTCTCTTGCCCAATCTGCCAAGCGAATACGGCCGGATTAATCCCGTAGGTATTCGCCATTTGCGCGGCATAATTTTGCAGGTCGGTTATGGTAGCCATGGTTTATTGATTGAAATATTGCTTCACATAATACGGCAACATGTTCAACGTGGCCTGATTATATTTGTCATATGCGTCTTTGATCGATGTATTGAAATAATCAATCAGACCATTCAAATTTGGAGCCAGACCGTTTGCACTATCGCCGCAGCCGCATGACGATGGCGCATTGTATTTTTCAACAGGTGCAAGTGAGATACCTGTCGGTGTTCCTGTAATGACATTGCCATTCGGATTATTGTACGTCAAATAAGTTGGGCTGTAATTGACAGGCGCGCCCGCGCCGGCAATGTTCGTAACACGATGCAGAAACAACCAAACTGCAACCGCCGCCAGAACAACGGCGGAAACAATCAACACATTTTTTTCGGTAGCCATTTTGTATCCTTAAATAAATGCCGCGACTACACCGGCGATAGCGCCAATGGAAGACATCCAACTACCGCCCCCGCCTGAATTGGCATTGGCGATACCAACCGCCGCATTAGATTGTGCGATAGCCACTTGCGATTGAAAGTTCGCAATAGTGGTGTTCGTATTGCTATTGATTTGAGCCAGTGTCGTATTTTGATTGGCCGTGATATTGGCAAGAGCAACTTGCGCGTCGGTTTGATAGTGCAATGCCGACAGCGATGCGGCCGTCTGCGTCTGTTGCGCCTGATAAGCAAGCGTCGCAGTATATTGCTGCAAGTTTGCTTGCGTATCAATTTGATGCGTTTGCAGAGCCCCTTGCTGTTGGAGCGTCGCTTGTTGGATATCGCCTTGCTCCTTCAAATAAGCAAGGTTGAAGTTTTGCTGCGACGATTGTGCTGCAAGTTGATTTGCTTGCGTGGCAGACGCGGCCGAAATTTGTGCTTGCTGCGACGCCAGGGCTGCAGCATTCGGGTCTGTCGCGGCAGATGATACTTGCGTAACCGCGCCGGACGATTTGTGCAGCATCAAATAGAACAGCAAAAACAAAACGACTAAACCCCCGCCAATTTCGACAGGGTGTTTTTTCGCAAAAGCAAATACTTTGTTCGCCATGATTTACCCCTGAATGTTGCCACCGCTTGCGATTTGTGTGATCACCAAAGGTTGCGAAATAACTTGGCCCGTAGTGGTCCCGCTACCGTTACCGCTGGCCGCAACTTGCTGCAAGATTTCAATGCCCCATTGTTTCGCTTCTGCGCGCATAGGACGGCCGACCAATGTTCCCGCGCCTTGCGGCCGATTGGCCGGATAGGATTGAAATTGTTGCAGCGGCATATGATAAGCGGACCCTGGCTGTGGAACCGGGGAACTGCCGAACAGATATTTAAATGCGCTGGAAAACATGATGCCCCCGATTAGCCGGTAAGACCGCCGATGTTGCTAAAATTGCCGATGGAACCCAGGCCACTGCCGCCAGTTACCGGGGACAATGCTGTTCCCAGGATACCGGAAAACGCCGAGCCGCCCGCTTGCAATACGCCTGCGGTGTTGGCTTGTTTGGATACCAGAGTAGCCAAGATAGCCACACCGATGATTGCAGTTAGCACTGTAACAATGCCGCCCCAAATTTGATTCATGGCTTACTCCATTAGTTAAAAAGACCAGAAAAATTATTCCACGTATTCACAATGTCGGACCAATTTTGCGAGGGACTAAATAATGTTCCCGCATTTTGTGCCCCTTGTCCCGGCACCACCGCGCCGGAACCTGTCGTGCCGCCATTCGATTGATTGGACGGAGTATTGACGCTAAGAACACCGTTCAACAAACCATTCAAGCCGCCGGAAGAAGGAGAGGATGAATCCGGCGTAACACCTACCGGATTAGCGATCTGTTTTGTGAACTGATCGAAAAATCCCGTGCCCGACTTTAGAAACAAAACAATCAATACCAGAGCCAACATCATATCTGATACGGGTTGCAGTTTCTTGATGTACCCGACAGCGCCAATCACCAATATAGCGACAAGCCAATAGATGAAATTTCCGTTGCCGGTAAAATCGCCTTTGACCAAAGTAAAAAAAGCGCCAGTCGTCCCGCGAATCGCGGTAATCAATAGCGCCAAACCAATAATGATTAATGCAAATGGCATTATTGGCCCCCTCGATTTGAATCTGCCATTCCAGTCGGTACGCCTGACGACGAACTAGACAATAAAGAATCCAAGCCCGACGACAGCGAACCCAAACCTGAACTGCTCAAATTTGATAAAGGATTGGTTGAGGCGGTAGAAGAACCGCCCAAACCAAAGACCCCCAGGTAATGCGCCAGTTCGCCGCGCAACGTAATAAATACGATGAATGCGAGAATCAAAGCGAACGCAATAACCGAGGACTGTTTCATTTACGCGCCGACTTTAGAAGTCAGTCCGGCAATCCAACCTTTGCGTCCTGCCACGTATGCCAGGACGACGATAAGGATGGTGATAACACTGATGCCAAAAATTTTCATGATCTGCTCCAATTAAAGTTCGGTGATATGCTTGAGGACTTCGCGCCATCCGAGTACCACGATAATTACCAGCCCGAGAAAAAGAACCCATCCCCAAACTGACATCGAAGTGCTGAATGGAGTTTTCATCCATCCAGCGACCCGAGTGACGACACCCCCGTTTTGAGTGTCTGTCATGGCAACCCCCGATTAAGTACCCGACGACAGGGAACCGGCACCTTGCAGGTTTTGAACGTTCGCCAGCATTTCCCATCCTACCAGAATGTTTGCATTGGCGTTCACAGTCGAAGCGTTGACCACAAGGTTTGTGTTACCTTGCTGCGTGGTGAAAATTGGTCGGTCCCGCGTATCGAAGTAATACATGCCCAATGGGAAATCGGTCATGACAACTTGGCGCTCGTGACCTTTCCACACAAACGGGTCCGCTTTGCGGGTGTCGGTGTAGTTGGCAGTGCGGAAGCTGAAATAGTTAATATCAGTGCCCGCATTGAACGTGCCGCCGTTGTCGTAAATCAAAATCGTCGACAGGAAATGCCGGAAGTTCGAATAGCCGATGTTGAAATCCTGGTTCACAGGAATACCGGCGAAATTCGATTGCTTCAATTCATAGATCGTATTGATATCGATCTGCGGCAAGATGATGCCGTCCTTTGTCGCCGGGAGTTGGTCCAGGTAACTTTGATACACTGTATAAGTGTAGCTCGTTACAGTACCGTTAGAGCCGGAATAGACTGCGCCGACGGCGTCGCCCGAAGCTTTGAAAAATTGAGCGCTGTTGGAAAAGGTCAGTTGCAGATTCATGGTCGCATTGACGACACCGGCATAAATTGCGCCGGTCAAGTCTTGTGCGCCATAAGCCAGGGGTACCCAATAGAACATGCGGGCAGTCGTCACAACGGTTGTGGCGATAGTCGCTGGCGCTTTGACGACTACGGCATTACTGCCGAAACCGATAGGCGAGTCCGACGCCGTGCTGGAAAAGAACGGCCGTTTCGATTTGGCCGAATTCACGGCAGACAAATGCCAGCCGGTCGTATTAATGCGCTGATAGTTTTGCAAGTCTGTGAACAGCACATTTTGCAGCATGTTCGCCGGACCTTGCGGTGTCAGCGTAGAAGTGCCGGAACCGCCCGTCACGTTCGCATTGATTTCGACCAGAAAGCCCTTAATCAGACCCACGTTTTGCGGTGGGATATTGACGATAGGCGCGGCATCGGGCAGGACAGTGCCGGAAGCGATTTGTTGCAGCATAGGCAGGGACGTGCCGAGTACAATATTGCGCGCATTCATGTTATTGCTTGCGGCTTGTTGCGCTGCGGACGGTCCAGTGTTGGCAGTAGCGACCATTATTTAGCTCCTTTGGTGTGGTAGTGTTGCAAAATGATATCAGCAGCGAAGCCGACAATAACAATCATCATAACGACGATTAACCAGTTAAGCGGGTTTTTCAGCAATGCCCAATTCAACATGATTTAGGCCCCCGCGCCATCCGGCATTGATTTTGCGCGCTTCGCGTGGAACAGCGAACCGAGCAGAGCCAGAATGACAAAACCCAGGAACGCCATCAAAACAATGGTGATCCAATTTGTGACATTCCACGTAATAATGTTTTCACCCATGATGACGACTCCGAAAAGATTTGATAGATATACGCTATTAATTATAGCAGTTCCGATTAATAAATAAAGATTTATTTTAATATTTTAATCTGGTAGGAAATAGAAAATATTTTTTCCCGGTCCCCAATTGTTTTTTGAACGCGCCAATGATCGTATCGTCGTCCGGCACTGGAGACAGAATCAACAAAGTATTTTTATTGACGTCATACCACACAGAATGAAACTGCGGCAATTTCGGCACTTCATTGACTTTTGATTCCATTACATCGCCCAAATCAAAAGGTAGAAAACTACTTACGGTTTTTCTATCTCGGTCATCCGTAAGCTGGAAGATTTGATAAAATTCCGCCTCCGAGACGGCAAAACGACTAAGCCAAACCGGCCTTTGCGTAAGTACAATCGTCGGGATACGCTTAGATCGACCTTGTGTAAATATGGCCTGCATTGCCGGATCGCGTGCCCCGACCATGTAACCTTCATCGATGTATAAACCCGTATGCTCCTGTGCATGTATCCCCCATAATAATTCTGTGACTTCTTCATCATCTTTACCAGGGCGCGGTTGATAAATATACAGTCCCGGTTTTTTCGGTATCCAATTTAAATCGTCAACAAAATGCGCCCCCTCATCAACAAGGCTATTAATCAGTTCTTCACCTTTATGATTTAATACTACCCACGGCTTAGACTTTAAGCTACGTTTCGATAACGCATAAACGGCCGCACGTGTTTTTCCGCTACCTGTTTTTCCAAGTATCAGCATGCGGTCTTTATCTGTGGGTAGTATTAATTTCATATCAACCTGTATGGGCTGTTGGATATTGGAACGGTTGAATAGCTGCCGGTTTTTGCATAGGCTGTACATTGGCTTGCACGGATGGAGTCTTTGGTTCCTTATCCATCTTTTTGCGCATAGCCGCCGCAGTGATACGCGGAATATACAGACTACCCATAACGCCAATCAAAGCGACCCATGCCAAAATTTTTGGGTCTACTTCGACATTATAGAATCGGGCAACGTTGACAGCGGCCGCGCTCAATTTCTTGGCCTCTTCATTGTCCAATTCCATTTCAGGCATGCTTACAATTTTAGCGATGCCCAGGTGAACGGCCAAAAGAATCTTTTCGATTCCTTCTATATTAACCGACGCCTCTTTTGTTGTGGTGCTGGTTTTGGTTCTTCCGGCACCGGAACCTGCGGGGCGTCCGCGTTTTCGCTTGGGTTGATCGTCGGAGGCAATTCCTCCTCCATCGCCACTACCGTCGTCGGCGGGATTGACAATTGGGATGTTACCAATGCTAGTTGGTCGGTTAATGTCGTTAGCGCCTCCCCTTGCAGGGCCACCGTCGCCGCCAGCGCTATCATCATTTCGCTCGTCCATGTTTGTTTCTCCTCGATTACTTCAACATCATTTTTAATTTCCGCAACTTCGGCGGCGGCTTGTACCACGGCATCGGCGGCAACTATTTCCGCAAGCGCCACGGCAGATTCTGCGACAATTACCGCAGTCTCAGCCGTGGTTACCGCATTCTCTGCGGCCACTTCGGAGGTTGCCACTTCCGCCGCGATTGTTGCTATCTCGGAAGAAGTGGTCATGATTAAAATGCCCCTGGGAAGTGCTTGCGCATGAATGCAGCGATTGCCGGGACATCCGCAATTGCAGCTTCCAATTCGGCAATGCGGGAATGCGCTTCCAACAATTTTGCGGCCAATAATGCAGGGTCGCTCATGAGCTGATTTGCGGCAGATACGGAACCGGCCGCTTGCGCCGCAAAATCGACATCGCCCGCGACGTCGGTTGCGACTCGCACAATTTCCTCCATCGTAGTGGAAACTGGTGTGGCGGGAACTGCATTTTGTACTACGCCTTGGTTATCCATTTGTACCCTCTTTAGTTTCATTAGCCAGTGTCGGCAGGTCAATAACATTGGTAGCATTTTCTACCCCTTTAATTTCGAAGTGCTGGATAATCGAATCCAGTTTTTCTTCTACGGCTTTGAGCCGCACATTATTGGACTCAAAACGCCCAATGATGTCATGCACGAATGCGGCAATATATTGCTGCGTTTCGTTAATCTTTTGCATGATAAGGTCTGGATCAAGACCTATCATTTTCACTACCTGCTTTATCAGCATATCATTTCCGAGGGCCATTTTATTCTCCTTTAATTACCTACACATACAAAACTAACGGAATCTGTTCCGGTTCCGAAAATTTTAAATGAATTACTTGCGGTATTTTGTGACGACGTAGTTACGGCCGTGCCGGAAGCATCATTTACGGAACAAGAATAAGACGAGGAAGATGTATAGATTGCGCTTCCGGTCAATGCGATAGTGGCGGTACCTGCGACTAATGTCGCAGTTCCGAATACGGTATGCGGAACATTGATCGCTGTTCCTGTAATGGAAACTACAGGCATCGTCCCCACTGTTGCCGTTAATGTCCCGGTCACGGAAGTCGGGCCTGTAAATCCAACACTAGTAACACCGGCCGAATTTCCTTGCACTAATAACCAACTAGATGCGGCAGAAAAGTCATCATTGACGAACGTCCCCGTAAGAGAACCGGCACTCAAGCCAAAAATCATACGGCGATTATTTGCCGTGTATGCTTGATTATAAAAATCGATGATGGTGCTATTTCCATCATTATAAATATTTGTCCCTGTCGGCGTAGTAATACCCGTACCGCCAGTGAAAATCAAATTGCCGGTCATTGTATCGCCAGCTTTTTGAACGCAAGTAGTACATCCGCCGGGATTTACCACTTGTGCAAACGACGATGCACAAAACAATGCCAATAAAATAATAAGCTTTTTCATTTTAGTTGTCCTCAACCAAAGTAAATTTATGACCCGTTGTCGCGGCAATTACGGAAATCGCGCCACCACTTTTACCCGATGCAAAACCGCCCAGACCGGAAGCGCCTCCGCCGGCAAGCGGCCAGGAACCGACGCCTCCAATGACGGCCGGATTACCATCATCACGATACCAGAGTGTCTCTGCGGTCGGATCGATATTCATCAGACGATATTGAGTGCGCGTGGCATTCGACGCCAATGCAGTTTGCGCCGTACCGCCTGCGGCAATCGTGCCACTATGGTCTGTAGCAATCGTTGGATTGCCGTTAGTTGTGGTTTTTAAGTCGCCATTCGAATCAAACAAAAATGGCGGTGTCGCGGGAATACCCACGGAAGACCACACGGCCGCTGCGATGGCGAAATTGAGGATGAATAAATTAATATTCCCGGCAACCGTCATGGAAGCAGTAAGGCGCAAAGTCGAGGTCAACAATATGGGAAAGTAACCTTGCGAATTTGCAGGGCATATAATTTTTTCATTAGTCGCATACATGACCAATTGAAAAGGAACAGCATTCGCCGAGTTATCGATAAATACCGTTTGAATACCAGAGAACTTACCCAATTGGTGATAATTGGTAAGATCGATTTCCTGCGACGAGTTGGAAAGGAATACCAAAGGATAAGGGATAACTTTTGGTCCCTCCTGCGGGACCGCGCCATTATAAACGGCATTCGCCTGTACGGCAAAATTGGTCGGTAGTGCTTGATTCAATGATGTTGGAAGCATGATTTTTCCTTAATAGATTTTGGCTTGTGGTGCATTTTTGCCCAGGCATTCGGAATAACAATCCAAAAACATTGGCGGGATTTGCGGGATGTTCAAACTGTTCCATCCCAATTTCATATTGAAACTTGTCAACACTCTATTTGGACCGCCGCCAACTTGCGCAGTAATCGCATACAAAATTCCTTGGTTATCGATTTTAATATTACCTGTGGCGCGGGCCGGTAATATACGATTCGGAACTTTGGTCGTCATATTAATAGCCCAATAATAAGTGAATGTCGGATCAATCAAATAAAAATTTGGCAGTGCGGCCGCTATATAAATAAACCCCATATAACAAGAATCGATTGTAAATGCGCCGGGGGCAATCGTCGCATTCAAAGTGGCATTATCAAATGTGACGCCTGGACTGTTCTCATAAATTACTTTAGTCTGCAATTGCGCCAAAATTGGCGATGGCGAATAAACACCTATCATTGCATAGTTCAAAGAATTTCCAGTAGGTGTTGAATATACCACCCCATTCACATAATCAAATCTGATACGCTGCGGCGTAACCCCATCGCCGCCATCGATAGGAACACACGCGGCCGCAAAATAATTCTGCGTTGACGGGGCAAAATTCGCATAATTAAAAATTGTGCCTATTCCGGTACTTGCATGCAAAGTAAAGATCGGGTCATACAATAATGCCTGCGTCGGTGTTCCCGATGTGCGCCGCAATACCGAACCTAAACGCGGTTGAATTCCAATGTTATATCCAACTGTCAATGCCGACGGACCGCCCAAAGAATTACCCAATGAATTATCGCGCCTGTTATAAAGTACCGAATAATTATTCGGCGGTAAATAATTGGCTTGGCAAAACATGGTGAAAGGTGAGTCGCTTACATGCGTTACATCGCGCAATCCAGTGCCGCCTAAAATCAAATAAGAACCAATGACATTTGTTGATATAGCCAAATTTCCATTGCCATAATTTACTGGCGTTGAAAACTCATAACAATTTGTTGCCGAAAAAATTTGAATCGGATTTGTTGGCGATACGCCAGTGAACGCGCCAACAGGTATAACGGTTCCCGATGCAATATTTCCGACCGGGTTTAATGATTGCGGCGCGAACGCCGAATTTACATTATTGCTATATGGCGGCTGAAATAATTGCACATCCAAAATGCCGAGGAACTTTAATACCTTAGCCATTAAGACACCACAATTCCGAAGTGCTGCAATGATTGCACGATCAAAGGTGCATATGCGTCGGCGCTCCCGTTATAGGTGCTACCGAATTTATTGCGCGTATCGGAATTGGACGCCAAATCTGCAGCGGTAAAATCAATGCCCATGTTTTTGACGAACATGTTAAATGACGATTCCTGTACGTTAGCATCATTCAGATAGTCGAAAATACGTGCCTTGTAAGAAAAGGTCTTACCGTAAATGTTGAAACCCATTAACTGGTAGCGGCCGAATGATGTGCTGTAAATCATCGCCGCTGTAGAGACACTGCAAGAATGCGCTGCTTGAATACGATTGATGACATCCTGGTGATCCGATGTCAATGCGCCAGTCATCAAGCGGGAATAGACGGTCGGTTCAAACCGAATTGCATATTGGTTACCTCTTGACTCAATCCAGGCGACTATCGCGGCGAGGTCTATCATAGTTTGCTCCTATTAGTGTTTTGTGGCAAAAGGGTCTATACTTAAGTTTCGGTGAGGAGCGCGCCGCCAAGTGTTCTCCTCCCGAATCAACCGCCAACTAAACAGAACCATTATATATTATGGCTAAATCTAAATCAAGTAATCCTGCGGAAATAGCCAGAAAAGAATTACTCAAATCTTTTCGCAAGGATTTAGCTAAATTAAAAAAATTCGGTCTCGCCGGATTAAAAACAAATCCCCGCAAACAAACTCCTACCAAATGGTTTAAAGCACAAATTAAAAAATATTCCGATGTGTTGGAAGGAAAAGCCAAAGTCGTTAAAATCAATAAAAAACAAAAGGCCAAATTCAAAGAAGCCAATTACCGCACTACCCGCAATAAAGCCGTGGTCCCGGCCGCTCAGAATGAAACGGTGCGAGTGACTAAGGAGGGCTACAATATTGTGCGCCATAATAAAGGCGGCAAAATCAAAACAGAACGCATGCTTATGTCCCAGGCCGAGTTAGTCAATTTTCTGGAAAGCATACGGAACAAACCGAAATATCGTAATCTCCCGCAAGATAAATATTTGTCTTTCCGCTACTATGGAAATAATTCAACAATGATTTTCCAGGGTAGTAAAAAAGGTGAGGCCATTGATTTATTAATGAATCGCTTCGAACAATACGATTCCGTCATCGGCGCGCAACAAACAGGAAAAGCTGAAGACGCGCAAGATGTCATTCGCAATTTTGAAATCGTCACATTAAAACGCGATGAATTAATTTTCTGGTCGGACGAACGTGTAGAAGCCAGGACAATGCGTAAAAATAATCGCAACACGGAACGCTATAATAAATGGCAGCGTGAGAATTATAAACATCGAAATGAATTCCAGAAAAAAGCTAAACGCGAATCGAATATTCAATACCGCGAATCCGTAAAACAAAACCCTGCCGAATATGAACGACAAAAAGCCGCTGCAAGAATCCGCGCACAAAAGAGCCGCCAAAATGCCAAAGCAAAAAAGAAATAGCAATTTCATTATCGCCACAGGCGATTGTGAAACTGATCCCTTCGAATACGGGCAGAAAATAAAGCCGTTCGTTTGGGGATTTTATTCCGAAGCGGAAGGGAATAATTAT